TTAACCGCGCTTGGTCCCGTCGTACTCGCTGGGACTACTATTGGCCGACTCTCGCTCACATCGGCGAACAGGCCGTTCTAAACAAAGAAATATTTATGCAAGGCAACGAAGCCGCCGACAACGAAGTCTTCGGCTATCAAGAACGCTACGCGGAATACCGGTATCGCCCGTCTCAGATCACCGGTCTTTTCCGCTCTCAGGTTCCTTCTGGCTCACTCGATTTCTGGCATCTCGCCCAAGACTTCGAAACACTCCCCGTACTCAACGAAACCTTCATTCAGGAAAATCCTCCCGTCGATCGCGTCATTGCCACACCGGATGAACCTCACTTCCTCTTTGACGCTTACTTCAACTACCGGTGCGCTCGGCCGATGCCGACTTACAGCGTCCCTGGCCTGGTGGATCACTTCTAATGTCATGGCTAGCACCCCTTGCCGCTCTCGCAGGAACCGTCGCAAGCGGCTGGATGGCATCTGATGCACAAGACGACGCTAACCAAACGAACATCAACCTGGCTCGCGAAGCGATGCAGTGGAACAAAGACTCAACTAAAGAAGCTATGCGCTTCTCTGAAAGGATGTCTTCGACCGCCTATCAACGACAAATGGACGACCTTCGGTCCGCCGGCCTCAATCCAATCTTGGCCGCAACTAAGGGCGGCGCTACTGCCCCTCAGGGCGCGTCTGCTACATCCGCGCCCGCGAAGGTGGAAGCGAACACCCAAATGGCCCAAGCACTAAGAGGAGGCGTCTCTTCTGCACTCGACGCTGTCCGTATCGACAAGGAGCTCGAGCAAGCCGACTCGCAAATCGCGCTACAGGAAACTCAGAAACTCGCGGCGGCCGCTCAAGCGGTTCAATCGCAAGCAACCGCCCGCAACACCGACACCGACACGAAAGAAAAAGAACTCGATATCACTCAGAAAGGAATGCGCACGCCTCTACTCCGTCAGGAAATTCGCACTCAGAAAAAGCAAAGCGAATTCGACGAGAGCGCGAGCACTTATGACAACATCCTCCGACGTGTCGGTGACACTCTCGGAACTATCAACAAGGCAATCAATCCGATTCAAAATCTGAAGGATGGTCTAACGCCAAATCCGAAGAAAAAGTATCAGCAGAAACACGACGAATGGTACAAACAGCGCCCGAAGCCCTATAAAGGAAAACGCTAATGTCAAGCGAAAAAAAGGTCAAAAAGCCGGGAATCGGCTTCTTCACGCGCCACGACACTCGTGGTCGCGTCAAAATCAAAACGCCTGCTGGCGAAAAATCTCGAACTCATCAATCCATGAAGGACGAATGCGATATCAACCGCATCGTCGCTTCCGCTGGGCGCATGGGCGCTAACGGCATGGCCATGATCGGCCATCAAAATAATCAACAACCTCAATATCTTGAGTGCTCCTCTGAGGACTACTACGAATCTCTTAACATCGTCCTAGGAGCCCAAGAAATGTTCAACGGCCTCCCTTCGGGGGTCCGTGCACGCTTCAAAAACGAGCCCCTCCTCTTCCTGGAGTACGTCCAGAGAGCCGAGAACGCTGAGGAGGCAGCTTCCCTGGGCCTCCTCTCTCCGGAGGCCGTACAGCGCCTCCAGGCGCGAAAAGAGGCCTCCGATCGAAAGCTCGCAGCAAAGGGATCTGCTCGAGCAAAGGACGAAACTCCTCGTCCGAAAAAAAAATCGTCGGAAGCGTCAGCTTCCGACGATTAGCCAACCGAAGGGCGGCAGCCCCACCAGTTCACCACTTGATGTAACTGGTGGGACTGACAGCAAAGCGCTATTTGCGCTTAATGTCAGAAGGCGCCCGGCCATCGGGCGCCACAACAACGAGCTCTTGAAGCTTCTTGAAGAGCTCGGAAAATTCTTGAGCCGCGTCGGAATTCGGATCATCCTTCGTACTCAGATAACCCAGACGGTTAATTACAAGGTTTTTGATAATTGTAAGGTCGCGTTTATTTAGGTTTTTCATAGTTAAGACACGCGGAGTTTTCGAAATTTGTCCAGGGTGCGCGTAGCGCACCGCGTCAGCGGGTCCCCCTGGATAAATGACGAAAACGTAGTAGCCTAAACCATAGAAAAACCAGTAAACGCGAACTGTCGCATAACAAAAACAATGTTAACCTGGTGAAATTATGAAAAGAAAACGAATGTCCCGTAGAGGCTCAAAGAAACTCTTCCGGAGAACTTCCGGAGCAAAAAGCAAGAACTTCGCCCCGCGCCCGATGCGCGGTGGCTACAGACTCTAAACTTCAAAAAAAAATGGAGCAGAAGCAATGCCGTGCTTCCACCCCATCAAGGGATACCGCGCACACGCGCGCAACCCTTCCGGTAAACGTAGCATAGTAATCGTGCGCCGTGACGCGCACGTCGATCAACCCGTTACCCTACCCTGCGGGCAGTGTATTCACTGCCGCCTCGAACGCTCTCGCCAATGGGCGATTAGATGCGTTCACGAAAAACAGCTTCACGAAGAAAGCTGCTTTATCACCCTCACCTACTCCGACAAGGAGCTTCCCAAGTACGGAACTCTTGTCGTCGAGGACTATCAAAAATTCATGAAGCGTCTGCGCTTCAAATACTCCGAAAAGAAAATTCGCTTCTTTCACTGCGGAGAGTACGGCGAAAAAACTTTTCGCCCTCACTACCACGCAATCCTTTTCGGTCACGATTTCGTCGACAAATACCACTGGGAGACGAATCCAAACACGAACGAGAAATATTACCGTTCGGAAACACTGGAGGAACTTTGGCCGCAAGGAAACTCCATCATCGGCGAGGCGACATTCGAGTCAGCTGCATATGTCGCTCGCTACATCACGAAAAAAATCACCGGCCCCCGTGCCGAGAACCATTATTCTGTCGTCGACAAAGACACAGGAGAGATACTTCAACTCAAGCCCGAATATGTGACCATGAGCCGACGCCCCGGCATCGGAAAAAACTGGCTTGAAAAATACAAAAACGACGTCTTGTCTAATGACTCGGTCGTTATTCGCGGCAAAGAAATGAAGCCGCCTAAATCATATGATGTTTATCTAGAACAAATCTGCAAGGAGGACTTCGACAAAATTAAAGCCCATCGTCAGAACAACGCAAAAAACTTCGAACAAGACAGTACCTGGGAACGTCTTCGAGTCCTCGAAGAAGTCCAGGAAGCTCGTCTTACTCAACTCAAAAGGAAACTCGAAAGTGATTACTAAACTTTTCTCTGTTTACGATACCAAGGTCGAAGCCTACCAACTCCCGTTCCACCTCCACACCGTTGCGGAAGCAAAGCGCGCCTTCGCTGAAGTTGCGCGCGACAGAAACAACCGCATCGGAAAATACCCTGAAGATCACTGTCTCTTCGAACTCGGCGAGTTCGACGACTCTACCGGCAGGTGCACATCTCTACCCGCTCCCATCAGCCATGGACTGGCTTTGGAATACCTAAGAAACGAGGCGCATAATCCCCTCCCCTAAGCATTTACAGGCATTCACATAAGCATTTACAAGCATTTATAAGCATTTCAAAAAACCGTATTCATAAGCATTTACAAGCATTTACAAGCATTTACATAGGCATTTAAAAGGACCCCTATTATTATGCGCTCATCAAACCAAAGCCACTTCTCTCAGATTCCATCTGTCAGCATCCCGCGATCGTCGTTCGATCGCTCCAGCAACTATAAAACTACCTTCGACGCCGGCTACCTCGTTCCCTTCTTCTGGGACGAAGCTCTTCCCGGCGATACCTTCAAACTCCGCTGCAACACCTTTGCCCGCCTCGCCACTCCCATCGTCCCGTTCATGGACAATATGTTCTGTGACGTCTTCTTCTTCTTCGTTCCGAATCGCCTTCTCTGGGACAACTGGCAAAAGTTCAATGGTGAGCAACGCGATCCTGGTGACTCAACTGACTTTCTTGTTCCTCAGGTCAACTTTCCATCTGGTGTTCCTAATTCTCATCTTTTCGATTACATGGGTATCCCTACTCAGATTGCTCAAACTAGCTTTAACAATCTTCACGGCCGTGCTTATAATCTAATTTGGAATGAATGGTTCCGTGACGAGAATTTGCAGGATAGCGTCCTTGTTCGTCGAACCGACACGGGAGACGTGTTCACGGATTTTACACTGAAAAGGCGTGGAAAGCGGCATGATTATTTCACAAGTTGTTTGCCCTGGCCGCAGAAAGGTAATGTCGCGATTACGCTACCGCTGGGTGTGAGTGCGCCGATTAAGACCTCGGGTGCGGATCAGGTTGACGGTGTTCAAGAAGCCGTACGGTTTCGGCAGGCAATAGATGGTGATCAAGGTGCAGCCGGTTTTGCGGGTTTGGCGTCTGGCGGCGCAATGCTTGAGCTTGGTGCCGGGGGCACCCATGGCAGTTTGTTGTACCCGAGCAACTGATATTCAGATCTCTCGGAAGCTACAGCGGCCA